TTGCAAGATCATCATTACCTGTCTGACCACCATATGTACCATTAGCTAATTTACCAAATTTACTAATTTCATACACTGTACTTGAATCATTTAATTCCATTCTATTAAATTCAATTTGTTTTTTGAAATTTTGACATAAAATTGGTTTATTATCCTTTTTAATTTTTATTCCATAATTTAATGTTTTTGCATCATGTCTATGTTTAAACTTAACAACAGACTCTTCATCAAAATTATTTCTTTGAGGATATATGCTAGCAAGATGTTGTAATATTACTGCGCCATAAGTATTATATTCTATAACTAATTTAACATTTTCTGAATAAAATAAATCATAATTTAATGTATAAATTACTTTTGCAAAATCTTCTAATGCATGTTCATTACTTGCAAATCTTCCAACTTGTTTTAATTTAAAAAAATCATACATAGCGCCTGGGTCAACCGTTTCAAGTATTTCTTTTTTAGTTAATGGTACTAATTGAAATATATTAACAACAGAATTATCACCACCGTTACCTTCTGCTATATCAATACTAAATACCCAATAATTACTTTCTATCTCAATTTGTTCAATATCAAAATCAGGATGCCATGTTAAATAATTTTTAACATCAATTGACGTATTTTCAAATGCATCAAATTCATGATAAATATATTTACGAGTATCTTTATCCATCTTTTTAAGAATAGTTGCATTGAGTAATAAACTTGAAGATGCAATAAATTGATTGCCGTATTGTCTATTAAATGCTTCTTCTCCTTTAATACCACCACCAAGCATAGCAACTTCCCGTTCTTTCCAAGCATCATCTCTACCAGGTACTTGCCACCAATCAACTTTAAATGGATGAAATTCGCTTTCATCCTTCATTGCAGCATCATATATTTCATAAAATTTATTATAACCATTTGGTGTACTTGTTATAATAATCCTCGAAATTAACGAGGAACTTAGTGTAGGATAAACATTCTCAAAAAATGAATCTACTATATTTGCTTGTATATGGGCAAATTCATCAAGAAATAATAAATGAATTGTAAATGAAATACCAGCTTTAGCTGTTGTAGATTGACCAACTAAACGACAACCGTTATCAAATTTCATATTAGTTACATCGTATTTAAGAATTCCTGGTTTCATAAACCACGGCAAATTTTCAATAATAACTTTAGCTTTATCGATAATTTCCTTAGTTGTATCTAATTTATTTGAAAGAATAAGAGCATTCTTATCTATATTAAAAACGAGGTACCAAGCAATGAAAATAGCTGAACATATTGTATTATGTGAAAGAATATCATTACTATAAAATCTATGATTTTTGTCTGCTACAGTTACATCACACATTGAAACAGAATTTGAAAATTGAGAAATTTTAGATATTTTTTCTAAGCCATCTTTTGTTTGAATATAATCACCTAATTTCAAATCTTTTACAAAAACTTCTTGCATATTATTATCAAAAACAATATGATTATCAGCACATTCTAATTTCTTTAAATTTTCTGTTTCAATTGACCATATTTTATAAGGTTGAGTTAAATGAAAATGACTTAAGTTTGACCAACCACTATCAGTTAATATTTCATAACCATCTAAATTATATGATTTTATAATTTTTTTTGTAATATTATTTTCATCTAATTTTAAATTTCGATATTCATACTTTTCAATAAAAGTAATCAAAATTAATATAATTCTTTTTAATAAATTAATCATTTATAAATTCTAAACATTTTTTTATTTCCTTTTCAGGGTTATTTTTATAATCATTTTCATTAATATGTAAAACATCAAAGCCTGATTCTATTATTGCAACATCTCTTAGATATTCTCTTTTTTTATTTTCTGGATTTTTTCTATGCCAATAAATACCATCGAATTCAATTATTTTATTTATATCTTTTATAAAAAAATCAGGTTTTATTAATTTATTATTTAAATTTAATACATATTCATGATTTTTACCTAGAGTATCAATATTTTTATTTTCATCTAATTCTGCAAAATAAATATCATGATAATCATTCTTAATTTTTTTATAAATTGATTTAAATAATTTTTGACTTATTTTAGAAAAATTACTATGTGTATAATTACTTTGCCATTTTTCTTGTCTATTTAGCCACTTTTTTAAACCTTCTTTCTCACCATATTTTTCTATACAAATCTCCTTACTAAATGTAGTTTGACGTTCTTTGAGTTTTTGTTTTGCATCTTCTTCAGAATATCCTTTAGCAATCCAATATTCTAATTGAGTTTCTGTCAATCTATTCAATTGAGACTTTAATGCAAATTCTGTAACTTTTTCAGTAATTTCAATTTCTGTTAAATTAGGAAAATTCTTTTCCCAATATACTCTACTATATTTACTGCATAATTGTCGCTGTTCCTTTGTAGTATTAGATTTATGATTGGGATTCTTATCACCTTTAATTTTTTCTAAAAACATTTTTTTATATTTCTCTGTTTTCATATGTTTACCTGAATTCTTAGATATTTTATCTTTATATACAGGTGCTATTATTAAAGCCCCTGGAAATTCTGATTGATACTGTTCTATTGTTTTAGATTTATGAAATTTCTTAATATGTTCAGACATATATTTACCTACAAATTTTCCATCCCATTTGCAAATTATATAATCTTGATTCTCAACACCTTTAAGTAAACGATTTACTCTACGATATTCAGTTCTGCACTTTATAGAACAAAATTTACTTCTTTGAGATTCTGATTCAAATAAAGAACCACATTGAACACATTTATTTTTTATTTTTTCCATAACTATCTAATTTACCATAAAATTTATATAATCTATATTTTAAAGTATGTATAATTTTTTCAGAAAAAGTTAATTCAGATAAATTTATAACTTTGTGCCAAAGCTCATATAATTTAATCTTAGACTCAATCTCATCTTTCTTAATATATATATCGGAATAAAATGCAAAACATTTGCCAATTTGTCTGCTCGCAAGACAAATATTAAATCGATTATCTACAAATGCGTTCATCATTTCTTCTTGATAATCTCTTAAATTAATAGTCTGTAAACCGTCATCTGTCATTACTGTCGCGTATTTATTCGCAAAATAATTTATATCTTTTGCGCACGCTTTAAGTTCATTTTTTTCTTCAGATGTATATGCCCACGCAATATTACCTTTTTTAAGTGTAGGATTTCTATCATAGAAAGGAGTTCCTCCTTTTACTTTATATCCTTCATCAAGTGCTGTAACATACTCAGCAACTTTATCACTTGACCATACATTTTTATTTTTTGATTTAATTTCACTTTCATCAAACTTTATTAAAAATTCATTTGCCATCTTTATATTATTTTTTATTCTTCAATATCATCATTAAAAGCATTTTTACTACTTTCTATAATATCACCATCATATCCACTTTTACCAGCTTCACCATATTCGTTTAATTCTATTATTGAATCATGTTTTAAATCTGATTGTATTGAATTCATTAATCCTTTAGTACCTCTAAACACTGTTTTATCTTCATCGTCATCATCTTTAGATTTTTTTACATTTTTTTGAGTAGTACTATTCATATTATAAATTTCTAAATCACGTGCTTGTTTTTTAGTAGCTTCTTCTGCAGCCATCATATATAAAGTTTGACTCTTAATCATATCTAATTGTGATTTTTGTAAAGTTGCTAAAACTTCAAACATTCGTGGGGATAATTCACCACCATCAATTTGACCTAATAATGTTGTTATAGCTCGTTCACCTGTTTCCATAAGATAAATTAATTGAGTAAGCTCCATTTCTTTTAATTTTAAGCTAGCTTCAATATATTCTTCATTCTCAATTATATCTTCACTTAAATAAAATTTAAGCATAGATTTTAAAGTTTTCTTAGCTTTTATTATAGACTTATCTTTAATGTCAACATAATTATGACGAATTCTATTATTAATTGATGGCAAATTCTGATCATCATTTAATTCAATATCATTATCATTAATAAGAGAATCTAATGAATCTCGTATTTCATTCGCGTGTGTAGTATTTGAATTTTTCTTTGCCATATTATTAGTTTATTATAATATTATATATATATATTAATGCGAATTATTTAATCGCATCATTTTAAGTTGTGGTTGTGCATTATCTACAAGTAAAGCTAAATCTGCATCACGTACAATCATTTGATTTAAAACTGTTGAATGCATTTCTTGTTCAATTGAAGTATTAAATATTCTAAAATTAGTAAAATAAAGAGGAGCTCCTAATAATAACATAGATTCTTCTGAATTAATTGAAATTTGATTATCAATTGATTTAACTTCTGAAAATTTAAGTTTAAGTAATGTATCTTGTACTTGAGGAACTGAATTTTGCAATGGTTTATCAAGTTCATATAAATATAAAGCTAATTGTTTAAATTTATTATTTAAACTAAATACTACTGAATACCATAAATTTGTATCATATTCTTTTAATTTATTTTCAATATCATAAATATATTCTATATCATTTATTTTTACAATAATTTTACCATTCATTATTTTAAAATAAATACCATTGTGATTTTGATCAAAACTATAAATCGGAATTGCAATTTCTTTATATAAACTTTTTGCGTTTGAAAGTATAATTTCAGATTCAAATATATCTGTTAATACAACATTATAATAATCAATAATAGTTTTTACTTTTCTTAAACCATCATAAATTCCTGCACCACTTATTTGAATACTATCACCTACTTTATATCTATGTTTTTGAGTTGTAGTTATTTGAATAAACCCACTATTATTAGTTATTGAATTAATTGTTTTAGGTTTAATTTTAGGATCAGTTGTAACTTCTGGAACCCATTTAAACCAATATGTAAATACTCTATTATCAGTATTAATTAATGTACTTGGACTTCTATATTTAATTGCAAGTGATTTATTGTTCACTGTTGTTAAATCATAATAATGTTTACTTACAATTGTCCAATTATTATTTAAATTATAATCAATTATACTTAAATTTATATTTAAATCACTTCTAATTTGATCATTATCTTCTGTTCCAATTGTTTTATATTGCAATGGTTTAGTTGCTTTTTTATATTCATCTTCCTTCTCTTCACCAAAAACATCATCAATTCCTGATACTAAATTTTGAAGTTCTTCTTCTTCAGATGATAAACTTTCAGCCCAACCAATATTATTTCTATCTTCCCATTTTGTTAATTTTACTCTCCAAAAAGTATATTGATTATTAAATTCATCAGCCAATGCAACTGAATTTACTTGAAACATTTTTTTAATACGTGGAATCCAAACATAATCTCTTACTTTTGGCATTGTTTTAGCACCAAATGCATTATGAAAAGTATCATACAACATATGAATTTCAAATCCTTCAAATCCCATGCCATCAATTGAATTGTATTGAATTTCTTCTGTAGGGAATTCGTTATCAGGTACCATGATTTTAATTTCTTTAACACTTGTTACAGAATGCAAACTATATTCACCAAACACTACATCACGAGTATTTAAATTTGGATCAATTTTATAATATTTAACACAATGACCAAATATTGTATTAACTAAAGATGAAAGTTGATTATACATATTATTAGCAGGACCTAAATCATAAGGATTAAATAAATTATCAGAACATATCTCACATAATGTTAAATTTGGCATACCTTTATTTTCCCAAGGATCATCACAACATACAGTTTGTATTACTTGTTCTACAATACCTGATTCTGTTTCTGCTTCTAATCCTATAGAAACAAATTCCATTTCTCCTCCAGTATCTAATTCAACAGCTTCATATTTATATTCAATCCAAAAATCATTAGCAGAATTAAGTGTAATGTTTTGTAATGCAATATCAGTTAATAAAATAAATTCTGAATAATTTTTATTATCAATTGACCAACGAAAATATTTTGCAAAATAATTTTGAGTATTTTCTCCAATTAATTCATCTTCATATCCATTTATTTGAGTTAAACATTTATAAGGTTCTATTAATTTTACAATAAGTATATCTCCTACTTCTGTTACTTTAGTACCATTTATCATTTTATAATAATTGTTTAGATTATATATCTTAATTTAACTATTATAATCTAATCACTTTGAAATAAATTAAAATAATTTAATACTGTTTAAACCCTTTTTAGCACTTATAAAAAGCGCTAAAATAAAGCTAAATTTAATAATCTGTAATAAGAATACAAGTAGGATTATCTACTCTTAATTTAGGATTAATTAAGTTTGAAATAAGATCTAAAATAAATTTGTATTGTAAAATTTCTGGAGAATTTTCACCTACTAAATCATAAAAATCATCAATTTTATCAAGAAAATCTAATATTTTTATATGAATATAAGGTGGTCCTTTTCGAAATAAATCTAATTGCATTATTCCAATCTGTTTAAAAAAATTGTTTAATAATATTAATTGCTTTGGTTTTATATAATTAGGTAAATTAAGTACAGAATGTATTATTTTAAAATCAAAATTAATAACATCTTTTTCTCCATCAATTTCATCATTAGTTTCTTTTTTAATTTTCATAATACGTGACGTATTTTCAGAATCTGAAACATTTACAATAAAATATCTTAAATTTGAAAAACGTTCAAGAAGTTCATTTATAAAATAAATACTATTTATATTTTTTGGAAATTCTATTGGTGTAGAAGATATTGTAATATCTAATATATCCTTTAAATCTTCATGTATGATTATTTTTAAATCATAAGTACTTACTGTAAATTTATTTTCAACTTCTTGCCTATAATATAAAGCCTTTTGTTTAATAAGTGAAATTATTTTTTGATCATAATAATTATTCTTAAAAAGAGTAATACTAAGAAGAACAGGTAAATCTGAATTATAATCGTTAATCATCTTCATTTAAAATTTTTTCAATTCTTTCTAATTCTATTAATAAATCTTCTTTATAATATTTCATTCCATCATTAAAATCTCTTCTACTTATTTCTTGTTTTTTTAAATAAAATGAAATTGTATCTTCAGATGGTACAAAAACTCCTTTAGTTTTTGTAACTACAGCTTTTTTTGTTTTTGTCCAAAACCATCCTGGTGTACGAGTAAATTTTTTACCTACAACACGCCATAAATTAATAACTGCAACAGGATTAATTTTATTAATATTAAATTTTTCAGCTTGAGAAGGATATCGTATTGCCATAAATCTATTCATCATAAATCGATGTTTCTTTTTTTGATAATTAGTAACATTTTCCCATTTTGAATTATTACCAAAAAAGATTTTAGTAAAGTTAAAAAGTTTATTATAATCATCAGGTGATGTTTTAACTTTTTCCTTTTTAACTTTAGGTTTTTTAACTTTTTCCTTTTTAACACGTGGTTTTCTAACACGTGGTTTTTTAATTTTTTCCGGTGTATCCATTAAAATAATCCTTTAATATTTTTTGAAGGTCCTGCAATTGATCTAGGTGTTGAAATTATTTTATAATCAGTATCTGCAAGAATTAATTTACTTGAACTTATAGCTTCAAAATTAGTTAAACTTAATTTACAATCTTCTTGTATTACGTCAAACATTGAATGTTGAATTACTTCTGGAATTGTTTCAACATGTAAAAGAATAAGATCAATATTATGTACATAATTAGACATAATATCAGCATCATTATAATTAACTTGCATCACTTTTTTAATATATTTAACAATATCTTGTTTATATGATTCATTAAAAAAATATGATGAAGAAAATCGTTTATTTTTTGTTTTAAATAATTCTAAAATTTCATATGCTTTCTTTTCACTTATTTTAAAAAATTTATCACCTTTTTTAGAAGGTTTTAAACATACTGATTCAACATTATCACCTTTATCACCTGTTAAAATTTTAATTAAAACAAATTCATCACAAAATATTTTTTCAATATTTAAATTTTCATTATCAACAAATGTTTTTAAATTATCTTTCTTATTAATTCCAAGAAATATATCATCATCACTTTCTTGTACTAACAAATCTAAAAAATCAATTTCCTTTGGCTCTTCTTTAATATCTAACCATTTTTCAAAACCAGGATAAACACCCATTCTATGTCGTGTATTATCATACCAAAGTGAATAAGCTTCAGTAGATGTGTTATAATTTACAAGTTGAAGTAAATCTTTATCACCTGTCCACATGATACAATTTTCACCAATTGAATTTAAATAAGTTGACCATGCAAAAATCATGTCATCACCTTCTGCACCCGCAACTTTTTCAACAATAACACCCTTATCTTTAAGAATACCTTCAAATTCTTTCATTATCTTATGTACATTCTTCCAATTAATATTTGAATCAGGTTTTCTATTTGCTTTATAAGTTGTGTCATATTCTTTACGCCAAGATCGAGAATCTACAACAAAAACAATTCTATTTACAATAGTTTGAAATTTACGAGCTTCACACGCAAAATCCATTGCTAATTTTTGTATAAAAGCCTTTTGTTCTTTTTGAGATGACATAATTTGTGCACTAATTTTTTTACCGTCAACTACTATATTTTTAGGTTTAGGCATTACATGTAATTTGCTATATACAAAAAAATTACCATCAACTATAAGTGTTGTTTGTTTTCCCATATTATTTATTTTTTTTATATTAATATAATTATTTTTTATGTAATTTTAAAGTTAAGCCCCGTTTATTATAGATTGCAAGCTGAACACTAATGATAGCATTGTTATTACTGGATCAATTACATGTACTCTTTGATGTTGATGTTGTGCAACAGATATAATTATTTGTGGAATATATTTAATTGCTTCTTTATTGTCTGTTTCTATATATTCTATAAATTCATTTCCAAGTACTGCTAAAACATCATCAGTCCTATTCGCGTATTCTGATACTAATAATTTATAATTTACAACAGGATCAATTGTACTAAATATAAGTTCAAAAATATCTTTATAAAGACCTCGATATGCTTTAATATTTTCTAATGTAATTTTATCAATACCTTCATAAATAAATCCGTTTAATTTATTAAGTATACTTCTAAAATCTGGAAAATAAATTTTAACAAATTCTACTAAAGCTTGTTTATCAATTCCAATACCTTCAGCTTTACAAATTTCATAAAGTCTTTTCATATATTTTATTTCAAGCTTTTTAGATTCTTCAGCATTAAAATCAAAATCAAAAACTTCAAATCTAGATAAAACTGCCTTTGGTAATACATTAATAAAATTTGTTGTTGCTATAAATCTACTATTATTTTTAAATTTATCCATTGTACCTTTTAATGCTTTAAAAAATTGATCTGATACTCCATCAATTTCATCAAGAATTACAATTTTAATTCTACTTTTACCACCCATAATATCAGCAGTTGAACAAAAATTTGTAATTTTACTACGAATAATATCTACACTTGTTTCATCAGATGCATTAATATAAAGATAAGGTAAATCAAAATGCTTACATATAGCCCACGCAGTTGAAGTTTTGCCATTACCAGGAGAACCATAAAATAAAAAATCTTGATATGGACCTTTATATAATTTTTCTAAAATTCTATCTGGAAGAATAAGTTCTTCTAAATTATTGGGTTGGTATTTTTTAATAAGTACTTTACTATTAAAATCTTTCATAAATATATCTATTTTACTTATTATACAATATCTATAATATAAGTTTCAATATATAAATAAAGCATTTAATTTACATAATGGCAAAGAAAACTGACAAAGAATTAGAAGAAATACAAAAACGCAAAAAAGCTGCGATAAGAAAAAAACGTCGAGCTAAAAGAAGAAGAAGAAATAAAATAAAACATTCAAGATCGTATAAAATAAAAAGAATTAATTTTGGTTGGTGGCATAGAAGATTTAATATTATGCTTGATCCACTTAAACCATTTGAAAGAAAAATTCTTTTAGATAATAGCTTATTAAAATATTCTGCAGATGATGATCAATTCATTCTTATATTATTTAAAATATATGAAATGCAACGAATTGCAAAAGCACATAATAAACAATTTATGAATCCTTATACTGATAATGTAACAAATATTAAAGAAATTCGTAAAGCTTCTAAACAAATTAATTGGAAATGTGCAATATGTGGTACTAAAATAAAATCAACTATTCATAATTTTGATGTTGACAATTTTTTATGTCCTATTTGTATGGAAACGCATAATAATAGTCAATTTATTGATGATCGTATTTTACAATCTTCTATTAAATTTAGAAAAGCATGTGAATTTTTATATAAACACCAACAACAAGTATATCAAGAATTTACTAGGAAATCTGAACGGAGCAATCGTTAAGAGCATCTTTAAGTTTACATTTTGGAATACTATTTAATTGTGACATGGGATTTGCATTCCAAATATCAATATCTTCAGATTTAAGCAGTTCAAATATCCCGTTAAAATTACCAATCATACTACGTTTATAAATACTGTGGTCATGCTGTATACCATATCCTTCATGCCAATGAGTATCTTTATCATTTGATGACATATCAAATCCTAATAAATAAATTCGTTTAGCACCTAAATGATATGCAACATTAATTGCTGCAAATCCAGAATTATTACCTGCTTTAATAAAATTAGGCCTTTTATCAATTCCTTCTTTTCCTGAAACTGTTAATAACACTATATCATCTGTTAAATCTTTTGAATTTCTACATGTAACTTTAAGACATTTAAGCTTATCAATATCAGATTTATTCCATCGATAAAATCTAGAATCTGTCCAATATAGTACTTCTGCCCAAGGTAATACAGTATATGCTTTATTAATTGCAATAAGATGTTTTCCTTTAAGTTCGTCCCAATTAAAATTTTTTAAAGATGGACCGCCACCTATAATATATACAATTTCATTATTCCAAATTCTTTTAAGTTTATTATTTTTATTTTTATGTGGAATAATATGTGATCGTTTAATTTTATTTTTTGGAATTATATTTGACATAATTTGATTATTAACAGGAAATTGTTTAACTTGTTTTTGAATTATAACAGGATTTATATTTATTTTTTGTTGAATGTTTCTATTTATTGGCATATTAAAAGGACTAATCTTTATTTATTATTTATATAAATTTTTTAAAGCTTGAGAATTAATTAGCATTGATTTAATATTAGAAAGACGATTTTCTAATAATGTAGAAGCAACATTATCAATATTTAAACAATTTGATATTTCTTTTTCTAATATTTGTACTTCAGAATTTAATGAAATATATGTTACACCTTCAGGTAGATTATCTTTTTTAATTTTAAGATCATCTAATTTTTTTTGTAAATCTTCTACATTTTTAAGAATTATTTTCTTAATCTCAGGTTTTTCGTTAGAAGTTTCTTTAGCAGCACTTTTTGCACCATTAATTTTTATTTCTAATGATTTAATATTATAATCTAATTTTTCTTTATCACTAGAATTAGTTTTATCTTCTTTCTTTTTATTAACTTCTTTTGATACTGTATCTTCATCAGGAGTTCCACCTAATTTTTTAAGTTTATCTAAAAATTCTTTTTCTTTATTACGACTAAATTTTACATCATCTTCTTTATCTAAAATTTTATTAATATCTGTAATAATAACTTGACGTTTATGCAATAATTTGTATAAATCTTTTTCTAAATCATTAAGTTCATCAGAAGTATCTTCATTCACACTTTCATGTGTTTTCATTTTACTTTTTAGTTTATCAACAAAGCCGCCTTCATCATCTTTCTTTTTAGTTTCTTTAGCTTCTTTCTTTTTTTCTTTAGCTTTTTTAGCATCTTCTTCTTCTGCATCAATTTTACCACCAACATCTTCAATTTCTTTTGATATTGATTCAAGATTTTTATTAATACCTGAAATTTTATCAATAAGAGGTTTAATCTTAGCTGAAGAGTTTCCCTTTAAATCTTTAGTATCATTTTTAAGTTTATCTGTTTCATCTTTTAATCCTGCTTCTAATTCATTTGAAGCTTGAATTAATTCCTTTTGTTTAATTTTAAGGTCTTTAATTTTATCAGGAGCAAGTTTTAATAAATCTGCATTGTCAAGTTTTCTTTTTACAAGAGCTGCTTCACTATCAGTTTTATATTTTTGATGAATTTTACCAAGATATTTAGATCCTCCAATAATATCTGATAAATTTTCTTCCATTTTTTCAATCTTTGCCTTTCGTTGATCGTCACGTTGATGAAATTTATCAACTTCTTTTTGAATTTTTTCTTTTGCATCTTTTACTTTAGCAGGATCCATTCCTTCAAGTTTTTGCTTTTCTTTAGAAATTGCAATAGTGTGATCAATATCTTCAATTTTTTTACTACCTATTTCTAATGTAGCAATTTTTACTTTTTTAGCTTTACGTAAATTTCCAATTGCTTTAAATATACCAAACCCTAATAATCCAGCACCTCCAATTGCAACTCCTGCTGCAGTTTTGGCTGTACTGAATCCTTTATCTAATAAACTTCCTAAATCACTTTCTTCAAAAAGAAAATCTTCATCTAAAGTTTCAATTAAACTTTTTTTGTTTTTTTCAGCTTCTTCTTCAGCTTTCTTAACAGCATCAGCAGCAGCTATTTTAGTAGCATCTTTATCATCTTCATCATCTTCATCATCTGTAGAAGTTTCATCATCTATAGAAGTTTCATCATCTGTAGAAGTTTCATCATCTGTAGAAGTTTCATCATCTGTAGAAGTTTCATCATCTGTAGAAGTTTCATCATCTGTAGAAGTTTCATCATCAGATACTTCACCATTTTTATCCATTTTTGCTACAAATTCATCAAATGATAAAATTTGATTAAATTCATTAAGACTAATAACAGTATCATCAATTATATTTTTTACATAAATTTCAAAAATAGATTGATTCATATTTTGAACATATAAAGAATTTTCTGTAATACTTTCATTTAATGATTTAAATTCATCAAATATTGGTTTTCTATTTTCTTTAATACAACTATTAATATAATTGTCTAATATTTTAATTCCCATATTATATTATATTTTTCTTTATTTATATATCTTAATAAATTAATTAATCTTTGTTAATATTTAAATTATAATATACCCCTAAAAAGAAGCTCTAATTAGAGCTTCTTTAAAATATATTAAGTTAATTTAATTTATATTAAATCATTTGGAAAGAACTAAAATTAATAATTAATATATTCAAATTTTAAATTACCGCAATCATAAATTCTAAAAATATTTTGATCAAGCATAAGGTCATGTTCACTCTTTAAAGAATTTAATCCTAATTTAACTAATTTTGATTTTCTGTAATTATAACGATGTTCTCTTTTTCTATTAATAATATACCAATACCCAGGTTTACTTGCAACAAGTTCATTAAAACCTAAAGTTTTATATAAATTGCCAATTGACCATCTACGATCTGCATAACTTACTATACGTGTAGGAGTATAAATTTTTAAAAAATATTTAAACAATTTAGATGCACCTCCAACTATTGTAATATTTTGTTTATTACAAAATCTTAACATTTCATATGATCCTTCTGTAGGAATTCCTCCTAATGATTTACGTAATTTTCCAAAAGTCATTAAACTTACAAGTTTGTTATTATAATAAAGTCCTAATTTAATTTTTGATTGTATAAAACCTTGAAGATGATTAGAATTTAAAAAATTTCTAGATTCTAATCCTGTTATTTCTTTTATTTGAGTTTTTCTAGCAAATATTTTAATTTTATTTAAACCTAAAATACTTTTTAATCTAGATTTTACAATATCTAAATTATAATTAAGTTCATCTGAAAATATATGAATTAATTGAATTCCATTTTTTTCACAAAGTTTAGTCTTATTAAGATGATAATTTTTATCTTTAAATATTTCTGAATGCCAATATAAACCATTTAATTCTATTGCAATTTTTTTCTCAGGAATATAAATATCAAGTTCATATGGTTTAATAATTGATCTAGATCCTTGAATGGCATTAAACCCTAAATTTTTAATAAAATTAAAAAGTTTATTTTCTAAATCTTTATATTTATTAACATGACAAAATGGACATAAAATTTGATTTTTTTTATATCTTTGATATATTAATGATTTATTAACTGTCATTTTTTTATGACAATTATCACATTCAAATATTATTTTACCTGCAGTACTTGATTCTATTTTTATTCCTTCATATTTTTTATTTATATATTTTATATTATTTGTTAAAACTTTTTCGCGTACTGATTTTAATTGATATGAATTTGTAATATTATAACGTGTAATTAAAGTATTAATTTGTTTTTGTTTTACTTTTTTATTTTTCATTGGATTATCTACTTTATATTTTTCAATATTAAAACTTGAAGTTTTTAAACGTTGACAAGATTTACTACAAGCAAATTTTGGATTTGTTTTAGTTTTTATATGATATTTATATTTTGAAATTAAAACTTTTTTACCACAAAAATCACATATACAATTAATTTCAATTTTACTAGTATTTGCAAGATCAGTAGATTTAACTTTTATAATATCATTAAATTTACATATATATCCTAATTTTTTATAATATTTAACTGAATTACCATTATTTAAATATACTTCAACCATTTCTTCTACAATCATTGTATCTGTTTATTTTATATATTGTCTAAAAAAATAAAAATCCCTAAAAAGAAGCTCTAATTAGAGCTTCTTTAAACTATATTTAATTTAATTTACATTAAATCATTTGAAAAGTACTAAAGTTAATACCAAATGTGTAATAATAAAGTTGAGGATGGAATCCAGCTTCAACTAAAGCATAACGTGATTTGATTGCAATTTTTGGTGCCATGGTACCTTCTGCAATTGTACTAACTGATTCAGCCATTAAATAAGGCATAAATACTAATCCTGGAGAATTACCATCACCTTTACGACCAACTAATACTCTGTTATCATTCCAACCCATTAATGGATCAACGTATATGGTTACACCTGCTACTTGTCCTACTGGATAAAGAGATCCACCTTGTTGATTAAATGTGTTTGACATTGCATAAGATGTAAAGCCTGAAATATCTTGTAATGCTGTTGCTACTTGTCCGTTTGTTACGGCAAAGTTTGCTGCACCTCTTCTACCTCTAATAGAAATAAGGTTAGTTGCTGCAAGCAATCTAGAAAGTATTTGTCTTTGAAGAGTTCCTTTATTATCGCCTGATGTAGGTGTTGATGCTGCAACGTTACCAGTGATTACCTGATTACCTTCATTATCTTTACCTAAATTAAATGTTGTTGTACCACTTGCAGCAACATATAATGATAATTGAGTATTATCATAAGCTTCAATTTGATTATTATTAGTATTACCTAATTCAAATAATCTGTCAAGGATATTTTTGTTAATTGATTGTGTAAGTTCATTTGTAAGAATTGCTTCTACTTGAGCTACTGCATCAATACCAAATTGTTTTAAATCTTGAATTTGTTCTCTAGTAACAGCGGCTGCTACTTGGAATGTTTTAGCTTCAACTGATTTGTTGAATAAACTAAGACCCATGATATTATCTTGAGTTGATTCACCTTCACCTCTTGAATAAGGTTGATTTGAATTAAAACCATCATCACCTGAATTTCTTTGAAGTCCTATTCCAGAAAAACCAGAAATTTGATCTTCTAAAGCTTTTACTAATTCAGCATGTCCATCAATTTCAAGAGAATCTGTCTCATCAGTTTGAGTTGTATGAT